CGAACGATGATATCATTAAGACAACAGAATACTGTCTGAATGATGTTTGGGCCACGTATCAGTTTTATCTAGTCACTATTGGTGACACTAATCATCCATTATACAAGGGAAACAACCAGATTGAGCTGAGACAGGATATTGAAGCTGAGTTTGGTATACCATGTCTGAACTATTCAGACAGTAAGATTGGGGATGAGATGATTAAGAAATACTACTGTCAAGAGAAGGGAATAGAATACAAAGAACTTCCCAAGAAAGGGTATTTCAGAAAGACTATTGCTGTAAAGAACTGTATAGCACCATATGTAGAGTTTCAAACCAAAGAGCTACAAGACTTCCTCAAGAAGATTAAGAGGTTGAATCTAGGCTTGCAGGATGACTTTAAAGAGGAGCTACATTTCTACAACAATGTCTATTCCTTTATGAAGGGTGGATTGCACACAGAGAATAGCCCAAAGACATTTGAGGCTGATGATGAGCATGAAATAGTAGATTGGGATGTATCTAGTTACTATCCGGCTATCATTATTAACAATGGGCGATATCCACAACACTTGGGTAAAGAGTTTCTCAGAGGCTATCAAGCCATGTTTGAGAAACGATTGGAACTCAAGCCTTTAGCTAAGAAGGATAAGAAGATTAAAGGTATTGTAGGAGCACTGAAGCTTGCTGTAAACTCAGTTTATGGTAAGAGCAGTGACATGCAAAACTGGATCTATGATAGACAGCTCACTATGTTCACCACTATTACAGGCGAACTCAGTCTTATGATGCTTATTGAGGCGTATGAACTAGCTGGTATACATGTTATATCTGCTAATACAGACGGTGTAACAATTATGATAAAGAAATGTTACATAGATAAGATGCATGAGATTAATGCCTGGTGGGCAGAGCTCACTAAATATGAGCTAGAACGCACTGACTATCAAAAGATTGTATTTTCCACAGTAAATGATTATCTTGCGATAAAAACAGATGGAGAAGTTAAGAAGAAAGGCGATTTTCTCACGGATTTCGAGCTTCATAAGAACAAATCAGGAAGAGTTATACCTTTGGCTCTTGAACAATATTTTCTTCATAATATACCTGTTGACACTACTATTAGGACTCATAGTAATATCTTTGACTTCTGCCTAAGGCAGAAAGCTAGCAAGGATTTCCATTATGAAGGCATAGATAGATCCACAGGTGAGAAGACTATATACAATAAGCTGATTCGTTATTACATCTCAAATACAGGAGAAAAGCTTTTAAAGGTTAAGAATGAGGACAGTCAGAGTGGTGCTGCAGCTGTTTCCCAAGTGGAAGCTGGTGAGTGGCTGGCCACAGTGTGCAATAACCTGAGCAAAGACCATCCTCTGGATAACATCAATTATGATTATTACATCGAGCGTGCTGAGAAAATAATCTACAAGATTAGTTCTGAAGGCAGGAAACGTAAGGTGGTGGTAAATCCTAACCAACTAAGTTTATTCTAGTATGAACATCAAGAAAGGAGACAAGTTCAAGGACTACATTGGTACTCCTTGTTTTATTAGTTATATCAAAGGGGACATTGTTAAGCTGTCTTTCATTGAAGAGCGTCCACACGTTGAGGTGTGGGATAAAACTGAATTCCTAGAGCAGATAAAGCTCAACAGATTCTTTCCACAGCCTAAGGTGACCATCAATAGAACCAATATACAAACGCATTTAATTGAGTATCAACTCAATATGATTGGTAAAACTATTGAAGAAGCTCAACAACTAGAAGATTGGTATCATCAATGGAACATGACTAGTAAACAGCACGAACTATTTAAGTCTTATGCAATTCCTCTCCTGAGGAAGGTATTTAAATTCAACAAAGGCAAGGCTGAGCAAACATTCCAGTGGTTCGATCTGGGATATGGCCTTCGCATAAAAGACTAACCCATGTTATTTATTATCATCCCTATTGCGCTAATATCTAGCGCCTGGCTATGCTATGAGATGCATAGAGCACCTCTCATCAAAGACAAAGAAGAAATAGATGACCCAACAACTACATGTTGGCACGATGATGATCATTACCCAAATGAAACATTTTAAAATCAACAATTTATGGGAGCACAATCATTTACAGTAAGAAGCAGAGGAAGATCTGCAGAAGAAGCATATAGAAGAGCAGTAGAAGATGCTGATGATGAATATGGACATCAACAAGGATATAGTGGTGCCATTAATGCTACACCAGGATTTAGAGACGCTACTAAAAAGTATATGTCAAGTGGCCTTCCTAAGTATAACTTCATAGAGAAGCGCTTAGACGAGCTCACTAAACATCAAGGTGCTGAATGCATATGTATCAGAGAACCAAAGCTTAATACTAACAAGATTAAGACACAGGTGGAGCATCTTGTTACACCTGGTACCAAGAAATGGGTTCTTAAATATGTAGTGTACAACAGTGAAGATCAAATGATTGCTTCATGCACTACAAAAGGTGAAGCTGTTAAGAAAGCAAGAGATTACACCGAAAAACACCAACGCACCACAAACATTGTGATGGAAAAGTGCCTTGATAAAGGTAACAAGTTAGTGGCAAAAATCACATACAAAAAATCATCAAATGAACAAGAAGGCGAATGGGAATTTTATGGATGGGCAAGTTGCTAATTTTTCTGAAGATTTTGAGCGGGAATACCTGAAAGAATCCGTATATTTGCAGGCTGACCTAATTAGAACACAGGAAGATATCATGCAGGAAATTATAGAGGAAGAGAATAGACTTCCTGCACGGATTACAGTGATTTATCAGACAAAACACCCCCAATCAGATGAACTTAAAGATAACGCCCTACCATTTTGAAGAGCTCATTAAGAAGAGCTATTCCTTGGACGTTATTTATCTTCTAAAGTTGATAGAGCTGCAGATGGATGTTCAGCCTCTCTGCGAAAGAAGCATGAAGATTGCTGCGCTCTATCAAACTTTAATTAGAAAGGGACTCATATCCACTAGTGATGAGAAGATAACGACGGAAGGAAAAGAGCTCCTCAAGTTTATAGAAAGTAAAGAAGAAACAAAGATTGTTAAGCGTAAGCCTGCCACTACAGAGTTTGAAGAGTGGTGGAAAGCATATCCAGGCACTGATACATTTGCCCATAAGGGTAAGAAGTTTACAGGAAACAGAGGTCTTAGACAGAACAAAGATGAGTGCAGACTCAGGTTTGATAAGATTCTTCTTGAGGGAGAATATACAGCAGCTCAACTAATAGAAGCGCTGGAATTTGACGTCCTTCAGAAGAAAGAGAACTCTGTTAAAACTGGTACAAACAGACTTAGCTTCATGCAGAATAGTTTCACCTATTTGAATCAACGAAGCTTTGAGCCATTTATTGAACTAATTAAAGAGGGTGGTAAGGTTGAAGAAACTGATAAACCCGTTGGAGGAACTGACATATGACACAACAAGAGAAAGCAAAACATTTAGTTAGCTTACACTCACTCACTATCCTCAGTAAAATAGGTCATAAGTTACCTATGGATGAGGTGAAAGAAATTGCTAAAGCAGCTGCATTAATAGCAGTAGATGAATTAATTGAAAGTTTTAATTCAATATATGATGCATCAATAAGAAATATTGAAAAATATAGTGGTGCAAAATATGGAATGAAAGACTATTGGGATGATGTTAAACAAGAAATAGAAAAGCTATGAGTTTTGAACTATTAAAACACGAGGTTGAGCTTGGCTTGACAGGGAGGAATAATGGGATACCTATGGGTTTTGATAGACTTAATAGGTACATTGGCATCCGTAAGAGCATGTACTTTCTTGTGGGTGGCTTAACAGGTTCTGGTAAGACATCCTTCATAGATGATGCATTTGTTTTGAATCCATTTGACTGGTATATCATGCAGAAAGCTCCAAATATCAAGCTACGCATCATATATCGTTCAATGGAGCGCTCTCGTACATACAAACTAGCTAAATGGGTCTCTAGAAAAATCTTTCTAGATCATGCTATGATTGTTCCTGTTAGCAAGTTACTTGGTTGGAATGAGAAGATGACCAAGGATGAGCACGATCTGTTCTTGATGTATGAGGATTACATGAATCAGATGAATGATGTCATCACTATTATTGATGGTCCAGAGAATGCTGTGGGTGTAGCCAAAGAATTAAAGGCGCACGCTTTGCAAAATGGGCGCATTGAACAAGTGGATGAATTTAACAAGCGCTATTTCCCTAACAATGATAACGAGATAACCATTGTTATCATTGACCACATTGGTCTATTGAAGACCACAAAGGACCAGACTACCAAGAAGCAGGCTATTGATAAAATGTCAGATGAGCTCAGATATGCTCGTGACTTTTATGGGTATACGCCTGTTGTTGTGAGTCAGTTCAACCGTGACATTAGCAATCCTATCAGGATAAAGAACGGTGATGTTGAACCTCAGCTAGAAGACTTTGCAGAGAGTTCACAGACACAGAACGATGCTGATGTTGTATTAGCTCTATTTGATCCTATGCGTTACAAGGTGGCTGACCCTAGT